TAAAATAAACTCAGTTGAGAATTCGCCGATGATAGATTGCGAACAGCCTGCTCATAGTACGATTTTTTGAGCTCGACGCCTAAGAACCTACGTCCGTTTCGGATGGAGACGTATCCCTCTGACCCGATGCCGGCAAAGGGTGACATGACTAGGTCACCCGGATTCGTCCATAGCTCAATGCATCGGCGGATTACTTCGAGCTGCAAAGGCGCAATGTGGCGCTCGTCAGCGTCCTCTCGCGCGCTTTGCTTTTGCAGTGTGTCCGACGGATTTATGTCAGTCCATACCGGTGAAGCTATCTTCTGCCAATACGCTACTGGATAGCTCTCCTCTGAATGTGCAATGCGATCGAGATTATCGCCTGGCTTACGCATCGTCACTACGTAGTCTGGTATGCCTTGGCGGCTGAGAGAGCTATCTTTTTTCAGTTGCCTCCACAGCAAACCGATGGCTTTAGTTCGTTGCATAGCGGTTACAGGATCCTTCCAGATACACACTTCGCTATGGAAAATAAATCCGGCCTTGACGTACAAGTCGATTAGCATACCGCGAAAATCTTTGAGGCCGATTTCGCCATCGAATTGTTTAGAGCTTGGAAGGTTCATGCAGTGAAAGCTCAATAAACGCCCTGGCTTCGTGATGCGGAATTGCTCGGTAACGAGGTACGCGTAATGCTCCATGAACGTCTCTCTGCCGGCGCAGTTTCCCATGTCACGGTCGGATGCCGAGTAGGTATAGAGCGACGCGAATGGTGGAGAGAACACCGAGTAGTCGATTGAGTTGTCAGGCATTGCGCGCGCGGCTTCGACGCAGTCGCCTAGTCGCAGTTCCCAGTCTGGTCCTTTGGAAATATCCTCTGTATACTCTATCGTGTCTCGTTCCAATCCTTTTAGGTTATGCATAATTGTGTCTTTCATATACCTTCCCATTTCAATGACCATGGTATCATGGTCTGTCTGTTTTCGTTTGATAGTAGTTAGCACGTCTCGTTCAACGTCGGTGACGATGACATGAGCTTCTACCTCGTGTGTTTGGCCGTACCTCCAGCATCGCCTAACGCTCTGATAGAATTGCTCATAGGAGTACGATAGGCCGACATAGGCTAACCGGTGGCATGCTTGCCAGTTCATGCCGAATCCTGCGATTTTTGGCTTGGTTATCAGAACGCCTATCTCGCCACGAGCAAACCCTAGCAAAGCAGACTCTTTCTCGGAGTAGTCCATGTCACCGCGCACTTCTATAGAGTCCGGTATTGCCGCGGCAAGCGCCGACGATTCGTCGTTTAGTTCGCACCAAATGAGCCAGGTATCGCCTGAGTTGTTCACGAGATCGACCACCGCCTGTACACGAGCGCTCAATGTCTGACGGCGCATTCGTCGCTGTTCCGCCATACCCTGAACCGGCATTGCAAAGAGAGCGGTTTCGTCCGCGCGAATACCAGTCTCTACTGGATGCTCGATAATGTGTAGTTCTGGTAAGTCGAAGCCATCAGCCGAATAGCCTATGTCCGCAGGATTACGAACCATGATTGCCCAGCTCGCTATCCATCGCCAGAACGGTTCTACAGCGTGACCTTTGAGCGTCCATTCAGAGGTATCTCCGCCGTCGTGGTAAAAGAACGTAGCAAGCATTTCTTGACGAGTCATGACCCCAACGAACTCGGCATGGTTAGCGAGCTCTATGCTGTCATTCGGAGCGGGCGTCGCGGTACAGGCTAGCTTGTATGGCGTATCGTGAAACGTTGTTAGTATCTCAGTGCGGATTTTACCGCTGAATGACTTTAGTATGCTGGATTCATCGAGTACAATTCCAGTATACTCACTAACGTCAAACTTGTTGAGCATTTCATAGTTCGTGACGGTGATTTTACCTGCGGGCTTTCCGTCTCGTGAAACTCCAATGGTAGCGTCGATACCGAATTTGGCAGCCTCCGCTACGGTCTGTTGCGCAACGGCAAGTGGAGCTAGGATAAGCACTTTTCCTGGTACACAACGAGCCCATTCGAGTTGCATCGCTGTTTTACCGAGACCGGTACCAGCCCAAACACATGCACGGCCGCGCTTTAGCGCCCATGTCACAACATCGCGTTGCCAATCGAATAGCTTAGAGTTTAGCTCAGGCACTGCGGACAATCCCACCGATGGAGCAACTCGTGATTTAGAATCCAAAAATTCACTATAATCCATTCGTATTTTCCCTTTCGTATTTATCACAACTAGTCCGCTCTGCTGGATACCACCAGCATTCGGATGCCTTAGTTTTGCCTTGTTTTACAATGGTTATTCCTTGCTTCGCGCATCGCCCGGCTGGACAACCATCAATAAACTCTATGAAATTCGCGCATGTATTGCAATAGCCAATAGGATTATTCTCCATGCATATCCTCTATGAGCCGAAGCATTCGCGCCACTGAAACACCGATGGCTTGTGACCATGGTAGAATTAGACGCGCTGGAAATGAGACTTTCCCGTGCTCAATTTTCCATTGCATCGACGAGTCTATGCCGAGTTGCTTTGCAAGAGCAACACCGGTCATCATCTGTTTTCGCCTGATCGTTACTAGTGTTTCATCCATGTAGGTAGATTACTCTATATTTTCACGTAGTGCAAATATTTTTCTTGACATGCAAAATATTCTGTGGGATTCTTGGTAGAAGAAAGGGAAGAAAAAAATGTGTAAATCAGCAAGTTTTGTTCTGACGAAAACACAATGCTTTTGGAGTCATAACGGCGACTCTCATTCTCTGATTATCTCAGTCAATGGTCTACACGAAGACGGACCGTACGGTCCTAACATCCTGCGCGCTGAAATCTCACCCCCGAATGACCGTTACGATCTGCCGATAGACCAGTGGGTATATCGCGTAGACCAGGATATCTGGCCTGTATGGTACGACGCCGAAGACTGTGAACGCCGCGCTCGCGCTGAGTTGCCTGCATGGTACGCTGCACACGTCATCTCTGATGGTAAGGTAGGCAAATGCCTTGACGAGTGGACATGTATTGTACTAAAAGGTGGGAAGTGTAACCAGTCGGGCGGATACTGCCTCGTGTACGACGGCGGCGTCAACAACCAGTCGGGAGGTGATTGCCGCGTGGACGATGGCGGTATCAATAACCAGTTGAGAGGCTACTGCTACGTGAACGACGGCGGTACCAATAACCAGTTGGGAGGTGATTGCCGCGTGTACGACGGCGGCGTCAACAACCAGTCGGGAGGTGATTGCCGCGTGGACGATGGCGGCGTCAACAACCAGTCGGGCGGATACTGCTTCGTGCACGATGGCGGCGTCAACAACCAGTCTGGCGGTGAATGCCGCGTGCACGGCGGCGGAGAGCTAAACGAGGTGACCAGATGAAAATACTCACTAATTCATCTGTCCGATGTTTCAGAAAATGCGCGCGCGCATATAAATTCCAGTATCACGATATGATACGACCTGTATCGAGCGCGGCCGCACTGACCTTCGGGCGGTTATTTCATGAAGCGCTCGCAGTGTGGTTTGAGTACCCAGATAGCCGCCTAAATAAGGCGCTTGGAGCCATCTTCGTCAGTGACGCTGATGAGCTCGATAAAGTCGTTGCATCCGAGCTCATAATCGGCTACGATGCGCGCTGGTCATCAGAACAAATCGAGACAGTAGCGGTTGAGAGATCGTTCGAAATGCCGCTAGTGAATCCGATTAGCGGTGCTACATCGCGCACTTGGATAGTCGGCGGAAAGCTCGACTTGCTAGTAAAAGTCAATGGGAAAATAATGCTCGGAGAGCATAAAACGTCAAGCGAGAACATCATACCAGGTAGCGTATATTGGCAACGATTACAGCTCGACAGTCAGATCAGTACCTACTACGCAGGCGCGCGCGCCGAGGGTTTTGACGTAGAGGGTTGCATGTACGACGTTATCGGCAAGCCGCGCATCCGACCTTATAAGGCAACCGCAGTAGAAGCACGCAAGTACAAAAAAGATGGTACACTTTATGCTAATCAGCATGCTGATGATGAATCGTTGACCGAGTTTCGCACTCGGCTTCACGCCGACATCGCGGAGAATCCCGACCAGTACTATCAGCGCGGAGAGGTATACCGAAACTACGAGGAAGAGCGATTGGCCGCATGTGACCTATGGCAACTGGCGCTGAATATTCGCGCATGCGAGAAATCGAATGCATGGCCGCGTAACCCGGACGGATGCTGGAAATATCAGCGCGCATGTGACTACTGGCCAGTATGCATCGGTGAACGCAGTATCGATGACCCATTTATGTATCGCAAAGCAACCACTCAACACGAGGAGTTAGACAATGAATCAGCCACAAATGTCTGTCCATTCTGAACCGAAGATGAGCCTATCCAAGATCGTGAAAGGCCGCATTACACAGCCTGTAAGGCTAGTGCTTTATGGACCTCCAGGAATCGGCAAGTCAACATTCGCCGCAAGCGCGCCGGCGCCTATCTTTATCGGCGCGGAGAAGGGAACGGCGCAACTAGACGTCGAACGATTTGCACAACCTGAGACATGGTTAGACGTGCTTGACGCAATCACAGAGCTCGGAACTCAACAGCATGGGTACCAGTCGCTTGTTATCGACACGCTCGATTGGATAGAGCCGCTGATTCACGCTTACGTCATAAATGAAGAAAATAAAAGTAGCAATAACAAAGTTACCAACATTGACGCTGTAGGGCAAGGGTATGGCCGTGGATACGCACTCGCGCTTACTCAATGGCGCAAGCTCATCACATATCTTGAGCGCCTCAGTGACCTCAAAAAAATGAATCTTTTGTTGCTTGCGCATAGCCAAATCAAATCGTTCAAAAATCCAGAAGGCTCTGACTTTGACCGGTATGAGCTCAAGCTCCAAAGCAAAGCAGCGGGACTCGTCCAAGAATGGATTGACGAGGTTTTATTTTGCAACTATGAAACATGCACCACAGAATCGAAAGGTCGAGTGCGCGGGATATCCAGTGGAGCTCGGGTAATTCATACGACGCGTACTGCCGCATTCGACGCCAAGAATCGCCATGACCTACCTGATGAATTGCCTTTATCGTGGGAAGACTACTACTCTGCTATCTCCGCTCGCGAGCCAGCGGCCGCAGTAGACATCAAAAAAGCCATTGCTGAACTGCTTGAAAATGCTGGCTCAGATATTGCTAATAAAGTAACCGAACGAGTTGAGGCCGCCGGTAACGACGCGCCGAAGTTGACTAAAATTCTAGATAGACTAAGAACTGTAATGAAAGGACAAAATAAATGATAAACCCAGGCACTTATGTAGGCAAAGCCGAATCGTATGATTTCGGCGTAAGTGACAAAAACACTGAATTCGTCACTGTAACTTTTCGCATTGAGGAAGGCGAAAGTACTGGGGAACGAATAAATTGGAGCGGCTATTTTACCGAAAAAACCACGCAACGCACGCTTGAAAGCCTCAGGTATTGCGGATGGTCCGGAGATAACGTTGCTGACCTTACTGGTATCGAAAAGAATCTGGTGCAACTAGTAATAGGCACTGAGGAATACAACGGTAAAACCTTTTCTAAAGTGCAGTGGGTAAACCGTCTTGGAGGTATGGCCGTCAAAAATCGAATGGACGAAACGGCGCGCAAAGCCTTCGCCGCAAAGATGAAAGGCGCTGCCATGTCAGTATCGAAAGACCTGGCAAAAGCTGCTCCAAAAGCCGAGACGGAACAACCTTCTACTCCGACTAGAGAGCCTGGCGACGACTTCCCATTCTAATGTCTAAGCAGGGGATGCTCGATGGCCGAGCGGCAGGCTGTAAACCTGTTTTCGAAAGATCCAGGGAGTTCGATTCTCTCACCCTGCACTACTCTCGCCGCCTATCGAGGTCGGTTGTCAATGCAGAAAACAATCAAAAAAACAGAAATAAACGTAAAGGAACCCACTGTTACAAAGTGACAAGCCAAGCCGATACCCGATAGGCGGTTCTAAATTTACTTTGAATGTTTATATGTCGATATCTCAATTGGTAGAGACCACGTCTCCAAAACGTGTATATTTGAGTTCAAATCTCAATCGACATGCAAAGGTTGACACCCGATTCCTGCGTATCAAAAGAGGTGTGACTATCAGCAGAGACTGATGACGTCTAACGTCAAGACACAAATAGGCGTGACATTTCGGAGAGACGAAAATTTTATTGAAAGGACTAATATGAACATCAAAAAATGGCAACATGCAGTACATCGGCTAGCGCTAGACAAGGGCTGGTACGACGGTGCTATACGCACTGTAGATTACGATCTGCACCCATTAGAAATCGCCGGTAGGCTAGCTAATGTACACGGCGAAGTTTCTGAGGCTCTAGAATGTCTGCGAGACAGTGAAATGGATACGTGGCATGGCCCTACTGGAAAGCCAGAGGGCATTGGCATTGAACTGGCAGACGCCGTCATCCGTATCATGGATTTATGCGAGGCAATCGGAATCGACCTCGAAGAATGCATGTCGATCAAACACGAGTACAACGAGACACGATAGCGTAGGCATGGCGGGAAGGCGCTATGACGAAAGACGATCCAGTAAATCATCCGTCGCATTACACGTTCAGTAGCATCGAAGTTATTGACGCTATCGAGGAGTGGAGTCTTGATTTTCACCTTGGTAACGCGATAAAATATATAGCTCGTGCCTCGCATAAAGGAAATGAGCTCGAAGACCTAAAGAAAGCGATATGGTATATCAACCGTAGAATTAGCAAGCTGGAGCAAATAGGCTAATCTCAATGCCAATAAAACCTGAAAATAAAGCGCTCTATCCAAAGGACTGGAAAGCAATCCGCGCCGAAGTACTCGGCCGCGCGCAGAATAAATGCGAGTCCTGCGGAGCGCCTAATCGTACGTGTATTGAGCGATATTCGGACGGCCGGATTAGAACGCAACTACAGAGACACAAAGGCTCTGAACAGGTACATATCGTACTAACAATCGCCCATTTAGACCACGATCCAACGAATAATGGCGAGCCAGGTAATAGACCTAACCTGCGCGCGTTATGTCAGCAATGCCACAATCGACATGACGCCAAGATGCGCGCCGAGCACGCACGGGCAACTCGGCGCTCTAAAGTTGCGGATAAGGAATTGTTCTAACCGCGGACCGGCCATCGATATCCGAGTAGCCGCGACTTGTCGTACCACGACTCACATACTCGGTTTCCCTGATTACCGCCGAGCACGCATATCCTGCCGTTCTCTTCACGTAGGTAAAATCCTACGTGACCTTGCCAGTGTCTCGGTGACGTACGCCAGAATACAGTAATCGCACCATATCCAGGTAGTTTTATGTCATGCCCGTAGGCTAGCCAGCTGCGTGCATTGGCGCGTTTGGTGATTAGATACCCAGATTTTTGAAGCGTCCAGTTCACGAAGGCCGAGCACCACGCGGTCTCGTCATCCCGAAATCCGCCGCATGTCGAGAGATACTCGATTATTCGCGGATTAGCGGCCGGTCCCGGCACTTCGGTAACGCCCATTTCGGACTTGGCAATATCCATCCAGTCAGGTTTCGTACACATGTTTCTCATTTTCGTGTAATATTCAACTCCGTTTCAGGTCGGAGTTGTCCTACAATTGACTGCAAATCATTACTGATAGCTTTCAAGCGCGATGCGTCATCCGCTGGAAGGCAAAGTACGTTACTGCCTACAACGTCAGACGTGCCTACATCTAGGTATGAGTACTCCAATACCAGTCGCATTGAGTACCGGTAAGCAATCATTTTCGAGTCAGCAAACCAATACGCGCGCGCTGCCTGGATGAGTGCTGTCACCGATGGCGATAACTCATTTGCTTGAGCGTACAGCCTACCAGCATCTAGATATTTGTGCGCAAGATAGGCGGTATTAGCAGAGTCGAACAGCACGGCCGCGCGCGCTCGAGCGCCAAGATATGGACTCTCGTATCCGCCGGCAACCGAGCTCATTGATAAAATGAGCACGGCTGCCAGGGATAACGTGCGAATTATGGACATTCGTCCAGCGGATCGCCGTCGGACGACTCGACAACGCACTTGAGCCGCTCCACAAATCCAGGGACATCTATCGCTAGGTCGCACCAATCGCCGCAGTAGTTCTCGTTGGCCTTACAGGCATTCTCACATGTAGGCTCAACGACGTCGGAGTCGGGTACTGGCGCTGGCTCCGGGGACACCCCGCCGCAGTTTGACATTCCGAGAATCAACGGCATCAGGATGATAGTACAGATTGTTGATATTTTCTTCATATTCCCGGCGCCTTTCGAAAGATGACCAGCTCACTGGTCTTTCTCCATGCGATGAGATCGCTGTTGATTAGTACGTTTCCACCGTCACCGAACTCTTCGCCCCATGATCCGCGCTCGACAAACACGTCACCGTCGTATGCTCCTATGAGGCGAGCATGACCTCCGTAATCTGGGTTACCGGAATACCATCCGGGAGGTACCCCTAGTGGGTCATCGCCGCGTTGCCAGTTACCATACTCAGGACCTACAAGTCCGCAGATACCTACACAGTAGCCTTCGTCAAGCGCAATCTTGACGTCGTTGACACGCTGGTCACCAGTAGACTCAATCCAAAGCAAGTCGAACGGACCGCGTCGTTTATAGGCTTCACGGTACGCCTTGCTCGGTGGAAGTCTCCGAAACTCATCGATGTCGTATGGCCAGAACTTCTCTGGAGCAAAGCCCCACTTCGCGCCGGCCGCCATTGCTGTCTCAGGATTACAGCCATCGTCGTACTGTACGTCATTCTGTAGGACGCGTGTGTTGTAGTAGCCGAATAAGCGCGATGGCGTACCATCTGCGTCAGCGTCCTTCGCGTTATCCGCGACTACTAGTTGTGCAATCATCTGCCACACACATGACCCAAGTGAGCCTTGGTCATACGCTGGTGGTAGTTGCCACATATTGTCAGCGTCACCCTTAGGTTTAGCGCTTGGTAAGTGTGGTACTGCCATATTCATCGGCGGGCGGTAACCAGCCTCATGTGATGGTCGATACCCTAATCCCTTGCCATTGAACGCCATTAGAATTGCTCCGTGGATAGCTCGTTGACGACATCAAGCGCTCGAGGTCGCGGTATGACAAGCGCAGCCGGCGCGCCGGACGCGTTACCATCGGATGCCATAACGACGCCGTATTTGCCAATCAAATCCATTAATTCTGTGAACGCAAGCTCGAATTCTTTGAGCGCGGCCTGGACATCTTTGCTGTTCAAGGCTTGTCCGCTGGCGGCTGCGTGGTTAGCGACGGCTAACGCGACCCGGCATTTTTTCAGGACATTATCGATTTTAGCTTTCGTCTCGGCAGGGATAGACTCGGTCGAATTTACGAAGCTTTCGATGTTGTCCAAAATCAGCACTGCATCTTGCACGACGGTCAAGACAGTCGCGATGATGGTACCCAATGTCGCACCGCATCCGGCAATGGCCGGCGCGGAAATGCTCAAGAATAACGCTAAAACCAATGCTTTTTTCATTTTACCTCGTCACTGTAATTGTGTTGGATTTTACCTTGATGTATGGTGATGACTGAATAAGTAAGTCAAGCTTGATGTTCTGCACGGCGATCTGTTCACGTTGCCCGTCAATCGCATTCTCGATTTTCAGCATGCGATCTTTGAGTTCTTCGAAGTCCGCCATTGCAACGGACGGTTGCGCGGATGCGGTAGACTGTGGGTTAGTTAGCCACGCCGGCGCCGATACGCCAGCGCCGCCTACCATTGCGCCTAGTAGGCCAATGACTGCGATGATGATTTTAGAGTCTTTCGGCGCGCGGACTTCTAGCTCCACGCACCCGTTATCTTTTGGCACTACACACCAAAGATGGCCAACAGGCCGGTTACAGCTTGGTAGATCATGTCATCGATCTGTTCATTGCCGGTATAGTACGCCAAAGCCGCACCAATACCTACAACCACCGCAAGAATCGTTTTTTTGTACGCTCTAATGATATCCATATTTTACCTCTTTTCGTGTTATCCAGGTGAATAGTAACTTTCGTGAATTGTAATCCCTTTCACATATACCTCGCCTCCAGAATTTGCACGACACACGATGTCAACAGTTTCGTCGGCCGCGCGGCGATTTGCGTCATCCGATAAATCCTCGGTCCCAACATCGAGCTCCCCTTCTAGCCACGCGTATGCGGTGTTTGTAATCGCGATAGTTACAGTGTCGGATGTCGCATTAGATGTAGCCTTGATGTATCCGCCTACTTGTCCAGCATCTGCATGCGCGATGACCCGAAAGCGCACTGTTCGCGATGTCTCGCCACTCGCTATTAGACGAGCAATGCACTCGGGCGAGTGCCAGAACATCGCGGTTTCGGACGTAGAATCCTCCATATGCTCTTTGCCGGACCACGCAAATAGCATGCGATCGGTCGATAACAGCGCATAATATAGGCCGTTGTGAACTGCCTTCATTGACTGACGAGTAACCGCATGTGCGGCAACCGCCGCATAAATCGGTTTTTTCGGCTGTAGTGAGTTTAGGTCTACACCCATAATTTTGTCGGGATTTCCCATACATGCGCGTGGTAGGCCTACGCACATAATTTCTTCGATGTAGGCGCCTGTAGCGCTGCCAGCATCGCAGTCGAAATTGACCACTACCGATGTCGAGTCGTCAGCTACCGCGTTCGTGATTGCCTGTTGCAGGATAATGGTTCCCGGAACGCCGCCTGAAATCGACCAGTTTACGGTCTCCTCGTCAACGCCTCCCGAGTGACTAACGGTAATGTTCCCAGTATTGGCTTGATCGGCAATCATTGTCCCAGCGATGCGAAAAATCCACATGTGCACTGGATAAACAGCGTATCCACCGATAGCTGGTTGTCGAAGTCGGTAGTAGAATGACTCATTGCTGCCCGCCGCCACTACTGCGTGCGACGGACAGTGCGCCGGAATGAGCGTAGTCCCGTGACCGAGTATCCAATTGACTAACAAACCCATGTCGTACCAAAATCCCGACCGTACAGGTTTGGTGGAGAGAATTGACCCTAATACGCCTGTTGTATTATTAGGTGCGATTATGGGTACATCTGTAGACAATTAACACGCCTCCCTTACAGAGACATGGGTTAGACTACCTACGCCG